ACCAGGTATAAAGTATCACAGGTATTATTTTTTAAAAAATTATTTAGTTTACCGGCTTTGCAATCATTAGTACCTAGATGAACGTCGCTGATAAAGATGCTGCGATACTTCTTAGAGTTCATTAATTAATAGCATTAGACACTAAAACTGCTACCACACCCACAGGTATGTTTTGCGTTGGGGTTAGTAATTACAAATTCTTTCTTCATAAATTCATCTTTATAATCAATATTTGCATCTTGTAAATATTGCATACTCGCCGCATCAACTAAGACTCTGAATTCATCTAGTGGAAATTCAAAGTCATCTTCATTCATAACTTCGTCCATGGTAAATCCGTAATTAAAACCGGAACAACCGCCGCCGACTACAAAAGTTCTTAATGAAACTTTAGGGTTATTTTCTTCTCGCAATAGGTCTATGATCTTAGACTTTGCAACATCTGTAATTGTAATCATGGATAGCCGCCTTTATTGCATCTTCTGCAAGTATTGAACAATGTATTTTAACTGGAGGAAGAGCTAGTTCTTCGGCAATTCTGGAGTTTGTAATACTCCCTGCTTCGTCAAGCGTTTTCCCTTTAATCCATTCTGTAACGAGACTCGAGCTCGCAATAGCCGATCCGCAGCCATACGTTTTAAATTTCGCATCTGTAATAATACCTGTATCATGATCAACCTTTATTTGTAATTTCATTACGTCGCCGCATGCAGGTGCACCAACCATGCCAGTACCAACACTAGGATCACTCTTGTCAAAAGATCCGACATTCCTGGGATTTTCATAATGGTCAATCACTTGCTGGGAATAAGCCATCTTAATGTTCCTTCATTGGTCCTATTTTCTTCATGCCGGCTCTATCTTCCAAAATAGCGATATGCTGACGATTCTCCATAATAGCATCACGGTTCTTTTGAATTTCTTTTTCTAAGTCTTGACGTAGTTTTTCGCGTGCTAATTCAGCACCGCTATTACTTGCTTGCTTATTATCAGTAGTAACAACTAAACTAACTTTTTGGTTTAGAATAGTTACATCATGTTGAATAGAACCTAATGCATTAATTAGATATCCAACTGATCCTAATAACAATGGTAATATCGCAAATAATAATTTTTCAATAAATGCGCCCTTGTCGCCTTGTTTTTGTTCTTCTTGTGCTATTTTATTCTTCTCCTAATTTTCCTAATTTTGCAATATAATTATCCATCATGTGATCGTATGCGCCGAGGAATTTTTGCCCCTTTGTATACGCCTTTACTCTACTACGAACCATATCTTTTACCTGTTGCCAGGGGGTAAGGTTTCTAAATGCACCGTAGTAATTCATATATATGTGAGTTCCGTGGTGTGCAAAACCCATTAGCCTAAAGGGAACCTTGGTAACATCATCACAGTTATTTTGTACTCTATAGTGTTTAACTGTCAGGCTGTTAACAAATTCTTTATTACCTACTCTTGGTGAACCAAATGTTATTAATGCTAAAACCTTTGACTGCATTCTACCAGAGGCAATAGTTGCCATTGCAGCGCCAAGACTATGACCTGTAACATAAAGGCTATCGATATTTGTAACAGCCTTTTCTATTGCAGGCCATAACTTGTTAATTTCGCCTTTAAAGCCTACGTGGATCTTACCACCAATGGCTTCAATATTCTTACCAGCTTTTAAATCAGCTAGTATATCTGAAGGTTCGGTAACTTCCGTACCTCTAAAACTTAATACATGTACACCATCATTATCTTTAAGAAGATATGCTTGCGCATTATTAATATTAAAAAATTCAACAATAGTGTACCCTATGGCTTTAAACTTAGTCTTGGCTGTTTTTGGGTCTTCGTAGGTAATTGCAGCTATGTTAGCAAAAATTAATAATTGAGGTTTTTCCATTTTATATTTCCTTTTTAGTATTTATTTAAAAATAAAGTAACAGATAATTCCAATTAAACCAGTAATTATTATTATTCCACATACAATATTATAAATGTGTTCTCCAGACATATTTACTTTCTAGTATTTATCACACATATAAATCAATAGTATTAACCATAGAAATTTCCATACGTATGATATTTTCATGAGCTTTCTTTACATAAATCTCGTACAAGTTCTCTCTTTGTTCAATATACTCTTTATGTTTTGCTATGTAAGTATCATAAAGTTCTTCATTTTTTCTAGTATGAGCAACAGCAAGGATACTATCAACCGGTGCATAGTCAGGCCATGAGACGCCCCACATTTAATTTTTCTCTATATTTTTTGCATTCTTATATAACTCGTAAGTTAGAACGCGTATCTCTCCATCGTCAGACGTACCTAGCAAATGTGCAAGGTTATTATAAATCTTAGTAACATCTTCTTTGTTGCAGTCAGCGCCGTTTTTCTTTAACCATTTAATTATTTTCTCCTTACGATCGTAAGGGTCGTGAGTAGTTAGTGCAATATACTTAAAGTCACCGAGATTACAAAATGAAGTTTGTGCAGTTGTTTTAGTAAGTATAAATGCCATTGCAATAATTATAAGCCATTTCATTGCGACATTTCAGAAGAAGCTAAATTAATTCTTGTTTTAACAACATTCAAGTCTGCAGGCTCCGTCTTAAAACCTACTGCAACATATCCATCGAAGTCACCAATCTCAGGAGGTATACCGCCACGACAAATAAATGTTGCCCCTTGTTTGGCTTCCCACTCCGAGGACTTATTGGTGACATCTAGTTTATCGCAAATAACTTCCCCGTTAAGCATACCTATAATGGCGGCATTACGCCCCGGGTCTTTATTAAACAAACTTGAAATTAACCCGTCTAATGTGTTGTCTCTACCTTTAGGACCAAAGGCCAACATTGTTGTTCTGGTGTTAACAACTAAACTTGCTTTGTGCACTACGACAGACACAGCTTCTAGATCTTTTTGTAGACTTGCAGCAACCGGAATAAGGTGGTTTACCTCTTTAAGATTTGTGACCTTGCTACTGTGGGTTATTGCTTCTAAAATAACAGTTCTGCTATCCCACGCAAAATAACCAAAAAAGAATACGCTTGCAAGTAGGATTACTTCAAACAATTTAAATGGTGTATCAACCCATTTAATTAAATCGATAGCTTTATCCAACATAGAGGATGCAGACTTTGTACCACTGCTAACATCTATAACAATAGAGGAAGCGGCTGCTTTTTTAACCGGTTTTTTGGTTGTCTGCTTGACTGGCGGTTTTTTAACTGGAGCGCTCTTAACAGGTGGTTTTTTAACCGGTGCACTTTTTACTGGTGGGCGCTTGACTGGGGGTTTCTTCGTAGCCATATGTATCCTTAATGTTTGCATAATATATTGCATAATTAAGTAATAACACTGTTTATATTTATAACCGAAATAAGTTGCTTAAATAATAGATCTATCATATAATCAACGGATGCTCTTCTATACTAATATCTATACGCGCGGTAACTACGTGCACTTTCGTGGCTTTAAAGACGGTAAGCGAATAAAGGAGAAGATTCCCTTTCAACCTACTTTATATGTTCGTTCTGGTAAACCTTCAGAATTTAAATCGTTGTGGGGCGATAATCTTGAAAAGGTTAAATTTAGTACGATAAAAGAAGCGCGCAATTTTGTCGATCAGTATAAAGAGGTAAGCAATTTTCCTATCTTTGGTAATAAGAATTACGGATATCAGTTTACCAGTAAGATGTTTCCTGATACTGTTGAATTCGATATATCGCTAATAAAGATAGTAACTATCGATATCGAGACTACCACTGAATACGGATTTCCTGACCCAGGAGCTGCTCAAGAAGAAGTTACCCTTATATCTGTGCAGGACTTTAATACAAAGGTAATTACTACTTTCGGTTGTGGTCCTTATCTAAGTAAGAAGCCTAATTCAATTTATATTCAATGCAAGGATGAGTTTGATCTTCTACGCCAGTTTATTAATCATCATAAGTCCGATTACCCCGATGTAACTACCGGTTGGAATAGTCAGTTATTTGATATAGCCTACTTATCTACGCGCATTACAAAAGTACTTGGTGAAAAGGCTTTAGATGAATGCTCGCCGTGGGGTTATGTAAGACAATACGAAGTACCAACAGCCCGGGGCCGTACGGAGTTGGCGTTTGAGTGGTGCGGTATTTCTATTCTTGACTTTATGGATCTGTATAAGAAGTTCTCTTATAAGATGGTTGAAAATTATAAACTCGATACTGTTGCCTTTGAGGAGCTCGGAGAAAATAAGTTAAAGAATCCTCATGCAACGTTTAAGGAGTTCTATACCAAGGACTGGGAACTGTTTGTAGACTATAATATTCGAGACGTAGAGTTAGTAGACCGTCTTGAAGATAAGATGCGAATCATTACTTTGATTCTTACGATGGCTTATGATGCTAAATGCAACTATACCGATATCTTTTCTTCTGTTAGGACTTGGGATTGTATTCTGTATAATAAGTTATTAAAGAATAATATTATCGTTCATAATCCCCCAGGAGTTGATCCCGATAAAGATAGAACTATCATGGGTGCGTATGTTAAGGAACCTAAACCTGCACAATACGATTGGGTTGTTTCTTTTGATGCTACCTCCCTGTATCCCTCTATTATTATGACGTGGAATATGTCTCCTGAAACCTTGGTAGAGGGTCAGAAGTTCTTAGCCGATGATGAAAAAAGTATTCAGCGGTTAATTGATAAAGAAGTGAATACATCAGAGATTCATAATAAAAATTGGTCGATGGCTGCTAACGGTCAGTGCTTTGCTCGAGAAAAAAGAGGGTTGTTTCCGGAGTTGATTGACTTCTATTTCTCTTCGCGTCAAATTGCTAAGAGAGAAATGTTGGCCGCGCAAAGTAAGTACGAGGAAACGAAGGATAAGAAGTATCTTAATTTAATTTCTAGTCTTAACTCTAAGCAGATGGCTGCTAAGATCTTAATGAACTCTCTTTACGGTGCATTGGGTAACGTACATTTTAGATTCTATGATATCAGGATTGCTGAGGGTATTACGATGACCGGTCAGCTACTGATTCGATCGGTAGCTAAAAGATTAAATGAACTATTAAACGAGGAGTGTAAGACCAATGACATGGAATATTCTTTTTATGCTGATACTGATTCCACCTATATTACTCTTGGTACACTTGTCAATAAAAATATGGCAGATAAATCGACGAGCGAAATTGTGGATGTCCTCGACAAATACTGTATCCAAAAAATAGAACCGACTATTAACGATACCTGTGAGACTCTTTCGGAGTACTTAAATACCTATCAGCGTAAGATTAAGTTTAAGCGTGAGATTATTGCCGATCGAGGTATCTGGATTGCTAAAAAGCGGTATGCTGTTAATGTTTATAACTCTGAGGGAGTTGCTTACGATCCACCAAAGTTAAAAGTTCTGGGTATGGA